TCACCGCTGGCCCCGTTTCCAGTCGTCGAGCCGGGCGTGGATGGTCACGGCGATCCCGATCAGCGCGATGGCGATCAGAACCCAGCGCAGGGTGTCGAGATAGGGCACCAGCGGTTGAATGGCGGACTGGGTTTCCACGAGGACGTCCTGCAACACTTCCACCCCAGCCGCGCCGACGGTGGCCGCGCCAGCCGCGCCGCCACCGCGCAGGGTGCGGCTTTCCGACAGGACTTCGCGCGCGGGCGGCAGTTCCGGCGCGAAGGGTACGGGCCGCGCCGGGAAGGGATCGCCCCAGGATCGGGCAGGACCAAGATCGATGTGCATGAAGCCGGAGCGGGGATAGGTGCCGAAGCCGAGGAAGCCGACGGCACGGGCGGCTTCGGCGAATGCGACCGGATCGTGGTTCGACATGGCGATGTCGAAGGCCGTGCCCTGCATGTGCTTCGAGGCCGGGGCCCCGCCGACAGCACGGTTGTGTTCCGGGCTGCGGTAGGCGGAGCGGATGATCAGCGGCTTGCCCAGCCGGTCGCGCAGGGCCTGCAGCTTGTCCATCGCTTCGGTCTTGATCTTGATCGCGCCGGTGCCGCGACAGGCGATCTCGGCGGCCGAGAAGTTCGGCCAGCGCCAGGCAGTCGCTGGCACATCGCGCCAGTGGGGGTAGGTCAGGGTCGGCATGGTGGATCCTCCAGATGAAAAAACCCGCCTCTTGGGCGGGGGACATGGTCGTTGTGGTGTGGTCGCCAGGCGGTCAGTCTGATCGGCCGCGCTGGAAGGCGTCGAAGAGCATGTCCCGCATGGATCGGATGTCCGTCTCGATCCGGTCGAGGCGGTCGCCATCCACCTTGCGATCTTCGCTGCGCTGCTTGTCGGAGCGGTCGCGTTCGGTGATGAGTTCGCGATCAAGACGATCCAGCAGGGCCTCGTTGGTGAAGGCCTTGCGCGTGATCGCCGCGATCAAGGCCATGGTGCCACCGATCAGGGCGGTCAGCGCGGCGGTGATCCCGTGGTCCCGAAAGGCCCGCGCGACCTCCCCGGCGAGAGTGGTCTGGTCGTTCATGATGGTCCTTTCATTGCCGCAGGCTGCGGTTGGTCAGAAATCAGTTTCGAGGTAGACACCGGCGCAGTCGTAGGCGACGGCGGCGGCGGTCGCGCCGGTGTTCAGGAACAGCCGCGGCGACAGGAACTGCGTCGCGGCGGGCAGGTCTGCGGTGATCTCCTGCTCGAAGATCGCACCCGAGACCTCGTCGACGACGCGCACCCAGACGGAACTGCCGTTCGGCGGTGCCGCGATGAACAGGGTCAGCACCCCGCCCGTGGCAATGGCGAAGGACGCGCCCATGTCGGTGAGCGTCGGCGCCCCGGTGCCGTCGTTCGCGACCAGTTGCCAGCGGGTGTGCGTCCCGCGCTGGAAGCCGATGCCGATACAGTTGATGGCGGCGGCCAGGGTCAGGGTGGTGGCCAGCGCAGCCGTCGATCCATAGAGGCCGAAGAACCCCATGCCAGTTGCCTGCAGGGTCGTCAGCGAGATCCGCGTGACGAAGGTCCAGCCGCCGAGGCCTGCGGCATTGCCGCGCCAGCAGGCCCAGCCTGCGGAGCGCTGATCGGCCACCGAGTCCACGACGGCCGCCGAGGTCAGACGCCAGCGCCGCATGCTGGCGGCCAGGTTCGTGGCGGCGAGGGTCGGGTGTGAGACGGTGCCGACCGAGGTGATCGGCAGGCCCTCGGTCGTGATCGTGGTGCTGACCGAGGGGGACCAGTTGGCAATCCGGTTCACCCCGAAGTGGGGCTGCAGGGGGAAGTCCCGCCCCGAGGGGCGCATCACGTCGATCCATGGCGCGCCTGCGCGGTTGCGCGCATAGATGCTGGCCTTGCCCGAGGGCGGCGGGGTCGGCGCAGCCGCCAGCCCCGGCAGGACCGTCGGCTGCGGCAGTTCCACCTGGCCGCTGGTGCGGTCGATCCTGATCGCATCGAAGAAGGCCGAGCCATCCGGGCTGACCTTGAAGCTGAAGTCGTCATTGCCGAGGAGACCGATCAGCGCGCGGGCGGAGAAGCCGGTCTTGAACGCGAAGGCCGCGTCGTTCCCTGCGGCGGCCTTGTTCACCGTGGCTTCGATCCCCGCGCCTGCGTTGTTCAGGAGGACCGCAGGCGTATTGATCGAGAGCCGGTTGTAGCTGTCGGCTGTGGCACCGCCGAGCCCCAGAAGTTGCGCGGTCAGGTTCGCCTGGGGCATGCCGACATGCGTGACGGCATTGGCGAAGGTGACCGTTGGCGTGTTGATGATTGTCGTGCCGCCCGCCCCGGCGGTGGCCGAGCCGATGTTCACGACGGTGGTGGATCCGGAGGCGCCGCCGGTGCCGATGTTCACGGTCTTTGTGACCCCAGCCGTCGTGGCGCCGGTGCCCATACCGTAGGTGGCGGTCGTCGTCGCCGTGCCGATGCTTGCGCTGGCCGCCGAGACGGTGACTGTGCCCGAGGCGGTCAGCGTGCCCGAGAAGGTCTTGTTGCCGGTGAAAGTCTGGGTGCCTGCAAGGATCGCCAGTTCCGACGAGGTATTCGGCAGGGTGAAGCTGCGCGTGGTGCCCGCGCTGATCCCCGCCAGCGAGAAGGTTGCCTTTTTTGTAGGGTCGGCATCGTTCACGAGGCTGAACACGGCATCCGATACGTCGCGCGGCTCGCCCACGACCTCCCAGGTGCTGCCAGTCCAGACGAGGAACAGACCCTCGGCCGCGACCCAGACCAGCCAGCCAGTGCGCGGGACGAGGCGGATCCACGCGCCATCGATCCAGAAGGCGATGTTCAGATCCCACCCGGCCCAGAGGCCGGTCGCGCCGGCGGCTACCAGATAGCGGTTGCCATCGGCCGGGCTTGCAGGCGGTGCGATGCGCGTGCGGTCGAGGACCGACAGCTGCACCATGGCGTCAAGGAGGCGCAGCGCCTCGTTGTGGGTGACATGCTTCTGGGCTTGGGCGGCCAGAAGATACGGCAGGCCCAGATGAGTTGTGGTGTCTAACATGGGAAATCCCGTCAAAACTGGAGGGTCACGGATGCGGGCGTGCCGCGGCCGAGGCGGTTCGAGAGCTGGAAGATGCGGATCGCCAGCGTCTGCCCCGACCCGAGCGGCGCGCCCCAATCGGCGGTCTGTTGCGCTGCGAAGTAGAGGACAGAAGTCGTGCTGCTGGTCAGTGTCCGCTTGACGACTGCGCCATCAAGGATCTGGACGTCGTAGCTTTCATGGTCCTCTGCCAAGGGCACCTCGACCTGCTCCCAGGCATCCGCGACCAGCGCGCGGGATCGGCGCGTCCAGCGGATGGTCAGATCGCCCGGGCTGCGTGCCGTTCGCCACGGCTGTTCGACATGGACCGGCGCGAAGGGGACAAGGCCCAGCCCGGTCGGGGTAAAGCCCAGCGCGGCGTAGCTCGCATCGCTGACCGCGCGCGCGGCCGGGCCGACGCGCCAGTTCCATGGCATGCCGAGATCGGCCTCGGCGATGGGCAGCGAAGCCAGTGTCGTATCGAGCACAACGACCCGCGCCCCGGCCGGGGCCGGGTTGCCCATCGCATAGTCCGTCCCGCGCTGGCCGCGCAGGAGGCAGGTCAGTCGGTAGCGGCCGGGGGCGATCAGCTCGGCTTGGCCAGCCTGGACGATTTCCCATTGGCCAGCGGCACTCTCGACCGCCAGTGCGTTCGCCCCGCCGAACAGCGCCACGTCCGTCACGCTTTCCAGCGTTCCGGACAGGAGATCGACCACCAGAGCGTTGCCCAGATCGAAGCGCGAGATCGGCCCCGGAAAGAAGTCGAAGGCCAGCGTGCCGATCCGGGCTCGACTGCCGAAGGTTGTCAGGAGGTTGAAGCCATCCGTGGATGCGCTGCGGAAGACGGCGATCTCGCCCGGCCAGGGGCTGGCATGGGCGGCGATCAGGGGGCGATGGGCGGGCTGGTCCTCCGAAATCTGCGGAAGGTCCAGCATCACCACCTCCGGCGTGCCAAAGACGACGGGGCTGGCGAGCGAAGCGGGCCGCGGATCGCCGGGCGGCAGGTCGTAGGCTGCACGGTCTTGGCGAACGGCTTCTATGCCCCGCGCCTCGGCATCGGCGACGGAGACCAAACGGAATTCCACCTCGCGGCCGTCATGGGCGAGCCGGATCACGTCGGCGGGATCAAGAGCGAGCCGCGAGGGCGGCAGGCGGAAGGTGGCGCTTTCCCTGCCGATCCAGGCTTCCATCAGCGCGCGGCGGCAGCGGCGTTCGGCCTCCTCGGGCGGGATCGCCATCGGGAAGCTCTCGGAGGCGATGCGGGTGGTGTCAACGGTGATGCGGCGGGCCTCGACGAGGGCAGCGTCATAGTCCTCGTCAGCCCGCGCGACCTGCCACTTCAGCGCCTGGGGCAGTTCGGTCTCCTGCGCCCGGGTCAGCTCGAACGCCTCGCCTTCCTGGCTGGAGACCAGATCATCTACCGTAAGGGTGAGGCTCGATGCCCGCCCGCGCATGACGAAACGGATCACGCCTTCGGTCTCGATGGCATCGAAGCCGAAAAGGCGGGCCAGCGTGGAAATCGACGCGCGCGGGCTTTCCAGCGCGCCGATGACATAGCCCTCGACCGCGCCCCAGAGGCCGGAGACGTCGATGAGGTCTTCCGCCAGCCCAGCGCGCATGCAGAGGTGGCGCACGAGCGCGGCCGATGACACCGCGCCCAGCCGTCCGGTCAGCCAGTGGCCAAGCCGCCAGTTCGGCCCGTCCGTCCAGATGCCGGTCAGTTCCGGAAAGAACGGATAGGGCCGCGCGTCCCAGGTCCAGGCGGCACATTCGGGGACATGGACCATCCGGCCGCCGTAGACGGACGACGTCGGGTTGTTCGCGCCCTGACCCCACCAGAGGTAGCTGGCCTCGAGATAGGCGCGCTGGATCGCATCATCGCGCCAACCGCGGGAGAAGTAGGGCGTGAAGCTCTCCGACGACTTTGGGTCGAAGAAGACATTCGGCTGGTTGGTGCCCCGGTCGATGGCGGGGCAGCCGAGTTCCGTGAACCAGATGGGCTTGGACTGCGGCACCCATGAGGTGGGCGTGCCGCTCTCCACCCCGCCCGGTCGGTTGAAATGCGGGTTCGACCACCAGGCGCGCAGATCCTTGTAACGGAAGACCCACGGTTTGCCTGCAGCGCCATCCGTGATCGGCGTCCGGATCTGTGCCGACCGGTCGGCGGCGCTGGCGTAGAACCAGTCGAAGCCCTCGCCCCCGGCAATGTTGGCCTGCAGGTAGGCCCGGTCATGGATCGCGGGCCAACCCTCGAGGGCGTCGGCATGGTCGAAACCGTCGCGCCAGTCGGAGAGCGGCATGTAGTTGTCGATGCCGATGAAGTCGATGTTCGCGTCTGACCAGAGCGGATCGAGGTGGAAGAACACGTCGCCACTGCCGTCGCCCGGCTGGTGCCCGAAATACTCGGACCAGTCGGAGGCGTAGCCGACCTTGGTGCCCGGCCCGAGGATCGCCTTCACGTCGGCCGCCAGCGCCTTGAAGGCGGTGACGGCGGGATAGGCACTGGCGCTGGAGCGGATCGTCGTCAGCCCGCGCATCTCTGTTCCGATCAGGAAGGCATCGACCCCACCCGCTACCGCGCAGAGATGGGCGTAGTGCAGGATCATCCGCCGCAGGCCCCAATCGCTGGTGGGCCCGGTCCAGTTCACGTTGTCGCCCGACACCGCGAATTGCGCTGGGGTCGCTGCGCCGAAGAAGGCCGAGACCTGCGTGGCCGCTGCGGCAGTCTTGTCCGCGGTGCCAACATAGCCCGCCGCCGGTGAACAGGTGATCCGCCCGCGCCACGGGAAACTCGGCTGGCCCGGCGTCGCAGCATTCGCGCTGTACGGGTTCGGCAAGATGTTGCCGGGCGGCACGTCCATCAGCAGGAAGGGATAGAACGTCACCCGCAGTCCGCGCGCCTTCATCTCCCGGATGGCTTGCACCACCGCGAAATCCGCAGGCGTGCCGCCATAGACCGGACGGTCCTCGGCATCGCGGCTCACCAGATGCGCGTTCGCCCGAGCCACGCCATTGACCGTCCAGACCTTCGGGCTGGTGACCTTCGTCGCCACCTCGACGCCAGGCTTGATGGTGCAGTTCCCCGCGCGGAGATCATTGCCGAACCAGGCGACGACCAGGCTGACACTCTCGACGGCCGGGGCCATGGCCTGCAGCCGATCGAGGGCCACGACGATATCGGCTTCATCGGGCAGCGCGTTCAGGTTCTCGGCCGAGGTCGTGCCGCCTGTCGTCTGGCCAAAGATGGTGGTCGTGGCCCCGACTGTCTTGCGCATAGCCTCCGTCGCATAGGTGAACTCGCCCGAAGCGGGGATCATGGTCACTGCCTTGACCAGCCCCTCGGCGGTGTCGGGGTCGGCCAGCGGCCGGAAGACCTCGAAGCTGAGCTGTGGCAGACGGTTGCCGTAGGTCGAGAGCGCCAGTTCCTCGAAGACGACGTAGGCGGTGCCGCGATAGGCGGGCGTGTTCGCCGCCCCCATCTTTGCCGAAATGAACGGGTCGGGCGTCTGAGTCTCGTTGCCGGTATACCAGCGCCAGGTGATTCCGGTCATGTCGAGCGGCTTGCCGTCGGCCCAGATGCGGCCGATGCCGGTGATCGGGCCTTCGCACAGGGCGACTGCGAAGGACGCATAGTACAGATACTCGGTCGTCTGGACCCGGCCACCACCACCACCCTTTCCGCCGCCCTGCGTGGTGGTCTTCGTCTCCTCGCGGAAATCCGTGGCCCAGATGATGTTGCCGCCGATACGCATGCGGCCGTAAAGGCGCGGGATGATCGCGCCTTCCGTGGCCGAGGTGATCCGCAGGCTGTCGAGGCGCTGGCCCTCGATCTTCTGCGCCGGGGCCAGCGAGGACACGATCCAGCTGTCGACCACCGATCCGATGGTCGATCCGATGAAACCACCGATGGCGGCCCCGGAAAAGCCGAGGATTGCGCCGCCAAAGGCCCCGCCGATGGCGGAGCCGACAGCGCCAAGGACGAGCGTGGCCATTGCGGAAACTCAGGGTTCGAAGGGTTAGGGAGTCAGCGTGCAGGGAACAGGAAGGCGAAGGCGATGCGGCGTCGCCAGGCGGTCGTGACCGGTTCCTCGATCACGCCCAGCCGTTCATAGGCGTGCAGGAAGGTGTCGGGGCCGGTGAGGATCCCGACATGCTTGGCGATGGCACGCGGCATCATGCGGAACAGGATCAGCGCACCGGGCCCGACGTCAGATGGGCCGATCTCAGGCATCATCCGCCGCGCTCCGTCGGCCAGCACCTCGCGCGGCCCGGTCTCGCCCCAGTCGCGGCTATAGGGCGGGATCGGGAACGGCTCCGGCCCGACCACCTCACGCCAGACACCCCGTGCGAGGCCGAGGCAGTCGCAGCCAACCCCGCGCAGACTGGCCTGGTCGTGATAGGGCGTGCCAAGCCACGACCGCGCGACGGCGATGACAAGGGCAGGATCGGCGGCCTTCACAGTACCGCCCCCTCGTGCCCGCCATCCTTGGTGGCGTAGCGCAGCCCGTTCGGCGGGCAGACAGTCCCCCGGACTGTCTGCTTGTCCGCCTCACCCTGACCGGGAATGTGCGTCACAGCACCGCCCCCTCATGGCCGCCATCCTTGGTGGCGTAGCGAAGGACCGCGTCCTGCCCGGGGATGTGCGGGAAACCCCGGAAGTTGGCGACATTGGCGAACTTCGCGCTGCAGGTCGCGATCCGCTTGTCGCAACCCGCCCGGACCACGAAAGCGTCCGTCGCCGAGATCGGTCGCACCGGGGCTTCCAGCAGGGTCAGGATCGCCACGCCGTCGACGAGGTCATGCGACAGCACCTCGACCCGCCGCCCGGCATTCGCGCCAGTCGACCATTCCACCAGACCGAAGGCGAACCAGCCCGCCGTGAAACTGGTGAGGCCGGATGCCGTGAAGGCCCGATCCCGCAGCACATCGATGACCGCACCGGTCCCGTTGAAGGCCGGGGCCTCAAGATTCACCCCGCAGCGCGCATCACCCAGCGCGGCATCGCAGCTGGCCTGGAATGTGCGTCCGACCGTCTGACCGAGAACATGGGCGAGGCTGCGCACTTCAGCCACGAAGGCCAGACGCCCGCGCCGGATCTGGCCAATGGCCCCGCGACGCAGCAGCACGCGCTGCGCGGGGGTCGACCAGTTCACCCGCCAGACCTCGACGGCCGCATTGTCCCAACGACCGTCGAGGATATCGCTCTCCGTGATCCGGTCAGACGACAGCACGCCTTGCGCGTCCTGTGCATCGACGGAGAGATCGGACCCCGACCGCACCTCGGACGCCGTCAGCCCACTTTCGGGCTCGAACTCGGTGCCGTCGAACGACAGCGTCCGGTCGTGGTCGGTAAAGCCGAAGTTCATCCCGTCGGCCCGGGTGATGCGCCAGCACCAGGACAGGGTGGTGGTGCCGTCGTCGAGATGGGCCTGCAGCGCCGGGTTCAAGGACTTCATGTGCGGATTTCCACGAGAGGGATCGAAGTGATCGAGCCGAGGCGTTCGAGGTCTAGGGTGACGTCGAGAGCGTCGGTGTCGAAGCGGACGGGGACGTCGAATTCGAAGCCCGCGGTGATCGCGACGCCTGCGGCCGGGGCGGTGGTGAAGGTCACCAAGCCCGTCGCGGTCGAGACCGACCAGCCGGAGGCTTGTGGCGTGCCGTTCAGGGCGATGGTGACGGTTCCCGCGACGGGCTTGGTGATGACCCGCGTCCAGGACTGTGCGCCCGAGGTGTAGCGCTTGGTCAGTTGAAACAGGGTCGTCGCGCCGTTACCGGTGCCGATGGGCTGGTTGGTCGGGCCTGGCGTCTGCGACGGCAGGCAGGACTTGAAGTCGGCCCAGTCCTTGAAGCGGAAGCCGTGGAGGCGGCCGTTGCGGGCCTCGAAGAAGGCGACGACTGCTGCCAGATCGTCAGCGCGGCGGATGCCGTAGGCCACATCATAGCGGCGGCGGCTGTTGGCCCAGCTGCTATTGCGCTCCTCGGCCCCGCTTGCCAGCTCGACGATCTGGGTGCGCCGCTCCGGGCCGCCGCGCGCCCCGCGGCTGATGGCATCGGGGAAACGAACCTCATGAAACGCCATCACATCCCCCTCCGACCTAGCGACACAGCGCGTGCGATGTCGCTGGCAACCTGCGTCCGAGACTGGCGGAAGCTCTCTGCGTCGCGGGCGTTGATCGTGACGTTAACGGTGGAGGCAACCGACTGGCCGTATCCCGCAGCTTCCTTGCGCGAGAGGACGCGCTCCCCACGCTGCAGGATCGCGGGCACCTCGTCGGGCCGCAGACCGGCCCAGCCGCCGGAGTGCATGCGCGGGGCACCCGAAAAGGCCAGCGCCGGGACCATCCGGCCGGGACCGGGGGCGCCGACCGTCCCGCCCGTATGCAGGATGTTGGCGAAGATCCCGCCCGCTCCGCCCAGCACGCCGGAAAGGACGTTCGCGATAGGGCCGAGGATGAAGCGGCGGGCCGCGAGCTTGGCAAGATCGGCGATCATAGACGTGACCAGGTCGCGGAAGTCGAGCTTGCCGGTCTTCACGAAGTCACCGATGGCATTCTCGGCGCTCTGGAAGGCCCCGACAAGCGCGCTGCCGATATCGCCACCGATGTCGCGCGCCTTGGCTGCGTAATCGGCAAGCGCCGCGGTGACGGCCTGCCAGCCGGTGAGGGCCGTGTCCGCACCCTCGGCGGCCGCAGCTCCGGCCTCGCGTGCGGCCCCGCCCGCGCCCCCGGCGGCGGTGGCCGTGTCGTTCAGACCGGCTGTCAGGGCATCGGCCGCGCCAGCCGCATCCGCCAGCGCAGTCTCTGCCTCTGTCCCCGTGCCGGTCACCGCATCCTTCAGCGCCTGCCAGCTGGCGAGCGGCCGACCGGCAGCGTCAGCCAGCATGCCTGCGGCCTCGCGATAGCCCTCGGCCCGGGCGCGGGCATCGTCGGCCATAGCGCCGAGGCCAAGATCGGGCGGTTCGAGATAGCTGCGCGCGAGTGCGGCAGAAAATGCTTCCGCAGCGGCATCCCCTGCGGCCGTTGCCGCGCCCTCGAACGGATTGCCGATGCGGCCCAGTTCCACCGGATCAAGGATGCCGATCCGCACCCCGCCTTCGCCGGTAGCCCATTCGGGCAGCAAGGCCAGCGCCGCGTTCAGGGTCTCGATGAAGCTGTTGATGCGGGTGACGACGCCATTTAGCATCGCCTCGACGCCCGAGATCAGCCCGTTCGCCGCCTGGAAGGCGAAGTCGCCGATGGCACCGGGCAGGCTGCCCCAGATCGCAACCGCAGCGTCATAGGCCCCCTGGAAGATCGCGGCTGTCCGGTCGCCGAAGCTGACCACGCCTGCGATGGTGCCCTCGAGGGCCGAGAGACCGGCCGTTTTCAGCCCCTCCCATCCGGCCGCCATGCGCGCCAGCGCCGCGTCGAGTGACAGGCCGATGCGGGACCAGACTTCACGCGCCAGATCGCCAAGCAGGCGAAACGCCTCGCCCACGCCGCCGACCCGGGCGACGAGCTGCGAGAACTGGTAGACCAGCTCGCCCGCGCCGACGATCAGCGCCCCGATGCCTGTGCGGATGAGGGCGCCGCGGAGGAACACCAGGGCAGTTGCGAGGCCGCGCACCGAGAGGGCGGCGGCGGCAAGCCCGGCAACCCAGCGCCCTGCCATGACAGAAGCGAAGGTTCCGGCATAACTGGCAAGTCGGCCGAGGTTACCGATCAGCGTGTCGATCACAGACCGCAGGATGCCCCCATCTGACGCGAGGGCGACGAAGGCATTGGCCAGCGCCTCGATGGTCGGGGCCACGGCGACGGCGATGCGGTTCCGAAGGCCATCGAACACGAGGGACACGGTGCCCAGCGCCAGTTGCGTACGGCGCAGGGCCTCCAGCGCGTCGCCATCCAGCACCGCCCCGAGGTCGGAGGCTTGCTCGCCAAGCCGCGCCATCTCGGCCCCACCGTTGCGTAGCAGCGGCAGCAGTCGTGTGGCGTCCGAGGCCATGGCCTCGAGATAGAAGGTCATCTCCTGCTGGCTGAGACCGGCGCGCTCCAGCGTGTCGACGTAAAGTTGGAGGGCTTCGGGGCCCGACAGCCGCGCGAACTGGTCGGCCGTGACACCCACGCGCGGGGCGACATTCTCGAAGAAATCCGCCATGGGCCCGCCGCCGGTCTGCAGGAAATCCCCGACCCGGTCGTTCACGTCCTTCAGGATGTCGGCGAGCTTCTCCTGCTCGATGCCAACCGTCCGCGCGCCTGCCGACCAGCGCTGCAGCGCCTCCGGCGTGGCATTGGCGACCTGTGCGAACTGCCGGATCTGGGCGGCACTCTCGGCGGTGGACCGGACGATCAGGCCGAGCGAGGCCGTTGCCGCTGCGGCTGCAGCCCCAAGGGCAAGCCCCGCCCGGCGCGCAAAGGCCGCGAGCCGGGTGTTGGCCAGTTCCATCTCGCGCGACAGGCGGCCAAACCCGCGTGCTCCGGCATCGCCGACACCCTCCAGTTCGGCGCGCACGCGACGTCCGCCCTCCGCGACGAGACGGACGGAGACCTTCTTCTCAGCCATTCCGGCGTCCTTCCATCTGCTCGTTGAGTTTGCGCACCATCACTGCCTCGATCTCGGGCAGCAGTTCGGCGGCGATCAGGGCATTGATGCCCAGCGCTTGCGCCAGCGCGAGGGCGGCGCCCATGTCCCACCCGACGACCGCCCCCGGCGCGATGCGTAGCTGGCCGCCGAGGCGCTGGGTCAGGTCCCAGACCTGCCAACCCTCGGCCGTCTGCGGCCGGTTCAGTCTCGCGGGGCAGTCGGGGCAGGGGCCAGAGCAGGCCGCGCAGTAGCCGTCGCCCCCGCCGAAGGACCAGTCGGCGAGGGCGCGGAGGCGTTTTTTTCCTGATCCAGCATCAGGCCGCGGGCGACGTATTGCGCCTGGAAGGCTTCGAAGACCGGCCAGATTTCCAGAAGGGCGTCGATCCCGGCCGGGCTGACCGGCACGAGGTTGCCCGCTTCGTCACCGACCCCTTCCCATTCCAGCACCGCCCGGCGGGCGACCGCCTTGGCCATGGCCAGCGCCATGTCCTCCTGGCTCGAGGTTTCCGACAGGCCATCGATGGCGGGATCGGCGCGCGCGGAGACCATCAGCGCGGTGGTCAGGGGCGCCACCAGGACGCGAAGGCCGGGCAGCAGGTCCAGCCATTCGGGCCGGTTCGACAAGTTCAGTCGGATCATGGTCAGTATCCCGTGACGGTGTTGACGAGGACGGCGGTGCACATGCGCGCGGGGCTGGTGGCCTTGGCCGCCTGCCAGTCGAAGGTGGCCTGGATGCCCTGCGGCCCCGGGATCTCGATCCGCGGGACGGGCAGGTAGACGGCATGTGCCGTGAAGGTGAAGCTGGCGTTCGCCCCGAGGCTGTAGGCGAACTCGAGCTCGCAGGGCGTGCCGTCGATGGCTTGGGTTACGAGGGCGCTATCGGCGAAGCGCACCTCGATCCGGCCGGACAGTGCGGCCATGCCGGGATCGGCGCCCTCGATCTTGCCGTCGTTGCGGATGGTCTCGATCCGGTCGAGCCCGTTGGCATAGGTGATCTCGGCCGAGACGACGTTGCCCAGCGCCGTGCCGTTGCGCTTCACCACCCCGTTGAAATGGCCAAAGCGCAGAAGGCCCAGCGCGGTGGGCGTGCCTGCGGCCGTGGTGGCTGCGATGGCCTCACCCTGCGCGATCAGCCGGGCAGTCGCGGTCAGAAGCCCCGACCGGTTCATCTGCCAGCTAAGCTGGTCCATCACGCAGCCCGCATACATCGCGAAGCGCGGCACTTCCGGCATCGCGACTTCGATGGCCATCGAGGGCAGGGTCCAGTTCCCAGATTGGAAGGTGTGGGTCTTGGGTGTGGTCCCCGTGGTGGTGGGGGCGCCGAAGGCGGCCTTCAGCCAGAAGCCGAAGGCCTCCACATCGATCGGCACCACCACCTCGCCATCGGCGGTGACGGCGTCCTTGATGGGGGCCAGGGGATCGCGGCCGTAGCCGAGCAATTCCGAATTGAGCAGCGGCTGTTCCGCGCCCAGTGTGGTCCGGGCGAAGGGCATCAGCCGATAGCCGCTGGCGGGCGGGGTTCCGTAAACCGTCTCGAACGCAAGCGCCATCTGCGCCCGCGCGCCGTGTGCGCGTGCCATGGGGGTCTCCTATGTGAGGGGTGTCAGGCCAGAGAGCCGGTCGTGGAGTAATGCAGGACGACGGTGATCAACGCTGCCTTCAAGGCCGCGGCGCCCTCGACCGGCAGATCGACCGAGGCCGGGGCCTCCGGTTCGACCCAGTCACAGAGGCCGCCGAGCGTCCGGTCGGCCTCCAGCGCCGTACCGATGGCGGTGATCAGGTCATCGAAGGCGCTGGCCCGGCCAGTGCCCGCATGAACGACGACCTCCAGCTCGGCCCGGTGCTGATAGTGGTAGCGCAGGGGCGACAGCGTCACCTCCGGCTCGCCGGGCTGGCCGTCGCGCAGGATGATCAGCCCGGCCGCCGGGATCCGCTCGGGCAGAACCTCGTCACGCAGGGTGAGGGCGGCAAGCGGCTGCAACCGCGCGTGCAGCGCGGCAAGGACGAGTTCGCGGATGGTGGGCAT